ATCTGTAACACATAGTAGTTTAACATCAGTGGGTGTATTAGATAATGTAACAGTTTCAGGTAATACCATAACCAATTCGCTTGATGCGGAGCGTGGATCTTTTACGGCTGGCGTTCAAGTTGGCACTACTCGTTTGATGCCAAACGGATTATACAACTCAACAGAGATGACTATTGGAGTTGGTGAGGTTCCAATCTTATTTGGAGATTCAACACAAATTACAATAGGAACAAAACTGGCACAATCAAAACCTGTAAAAGTTTTTGGTCCGCTGAGTGTGAACATCAATAATCCAGATCCAAGTTTACAATTCAGTGTAAACGGTGATGTCAGCATTGGAGGTAAACGATTTACTTCAGGACACAGTGCGCCCACTGAGGCTCATCATTATTTCAACAAGGGTGACATTTGCTGGAATACAAATCCAGGTACAGACAGTTATATCGGATGGGTGTGCGTGACAGAAGGCACACCAGGACAATGGGCAGGGTTTGGTCGGATTGGTAGCCAATAACATTGACTTTGTCTAAATAAATCTATACAATTAACTTATGCGGACTTAGGCATTCATCCCGCAATATAAACTCTGCATGCCATTGCTTAATCTTAGGAGATAACAATGGCAAATTTACAACCAGTAGTATACAAGTATCAAAGCACAAAAGAATACGTGGACGCATTTCCATGTGCTTACAGACAATGGCGTAGTGATAGCCACTGTAATCTAATTCATGGCTACAGCTTCAGCATGAAGTTCTATTTTGGAACAAACGACTTAGATGTTCGTAATTGGGCTGCTGATTATGGTGGCCTAAAAGAACTCAAAAAGACACTGGAAGATCAATTTGACCACACACTTATTGTGGCAGAAGATGATCCAGAAATGGCCACATATAAACTGCTACAAGAAAAGAAAATGGCCAAGGTAGTAATACTGCCACGTTTGGGTTGTGAAGGACTCAGCGACATGCTGTACAAGTATGTGAATGGTGTTTACATTCCAGAAATGTGGGGACCAGGAGAAGCAGCTCGTCTTTGGTGTTACAAGGTAGAAGTACGTGAGACACAGGCCAATATGGCATTCCGTGAAGGACACAGAGAGTGGAATGAGGATTTGCTAAGTTGAATAGTTTAGAACGAGTTTGGGCCAGAGCAACTGGTCATTTGATGGGAAGCTCGGACAGTGATCGACCAGACGTGCCAATTCTTACTTTGAGAGAAGCAAGGATTGCATTATTCCTTAAAACTTTTTGGGTGTTACTTCACAGTGTTACCTGTTGTTTTATTATTGCAAACGTGATTAGACATTGGTGAACAACAAGTTGACTGTGGATGGACATGGTGTTATAATATAACATGTCTATTTTTATTGATTGTGTATTATGAAACGAATTGGTTACGCTTGTAAATGGCTAGATGATGCCTCCGAAGTACGAGGTATGAAAGTAAATGCCGACAACAGGGTGCTGAATGGTCGCAGTACCACCATGCGGTGGCTTCGTGAACATCCGCTGGAAGCTGAACAGCGTCAATATGACCTGATGAATCACAACACCAGCGCCGCTGTGAAGATGATTGAACGTGTGGCACAGTTGCCTGCTGAACGCAGAATGATGCGTATTGGATCAGAAATGCTGAGTGGATACACAGAAAAAGATTGGATTACATGGTGGCAACAGCCAGACCAACAACGGCATTGCGAACGGATATTTGCCCCAGTGGGCGAAGCTGCTCGCAAACATGATGTGCGTATCAGTTTTCATCCTGGACAGTTCTGTGTGTTGGCCAGTGAAAATCCCGGCATTGTGGAACGTAGCATTGAAGAATTTGAATATCATGCTGACATGGCCCGTTGGATGGGATTTGGCAAAACATTCCAAGACATGAAGATCAATGTGCATATCTCAGGCAAGCGTGGTCCAGAAGGAATCAAAGAAACACTAACCAAACTGAGTCCAGAAGCTCGTAATTGTATTACCATCGAGAATGATGAAAATTGTTGGGGTGTGGATAGCAGCATTGAGCTAGTGGATCATTGTGCGCTAGTGTTGGATATTCACCATCACTGGATTCGCACTGGGGAATATATTCACCCCACAGACGATAGAGTCAAACGTATTATTGATTCGTGGCGCGGTGTAAGGCCAGTGTGCCATTACAGTGTGAGTAGAGAAGATGTGCTGATTGATCATCCCGTTGATGTGTTACCAGACCATGCGGCACTGCTGGCTGCAGGCTACAAAAAACAAAAGATGCGGGCACACAGTGACTGGTATTGGAATCAACCTGTGACTGACTGGGCTCTCAGCTTCTGGGAACACTTTGACATCATGTGCGAAAGCAAGGGCAAGAATTTATCCAGTGCCCAAGTGTACAACCGGGCTGTAGAACTTAAACTGATTTAGTAGCACGTGGTTTTTTAGGAGCCGCTGGTGCTTTTACAACAGCTGGTTTAACTGCTTTTGGCTTAGCTGGACCGCGTTTAGCAGGCGCTGCTTTAACAACCTCAGCTGGTACAACAGCATCTGCTACAACTACCACAGTATTAGGGGTAGTTATAATGGCTGCTTCAGTACCCGCAGGTAATGGATCGATCTTGTAAGGAGCTGCTGGCTCTACTGGTACAGCAGCATCTGATGGGTTGATTCCAAATAATTTTTTAATTGCGTTTAACATGGTATATTATCCTCCAGAGTATTTATATCGCTAAATATGGTTATGTACAATTTTATACGACATATCACCATGAACGAGGGTAAAACACCCAAGACATTGGTCCAAACCAAGTTACCCTATGCCAAAGATGACTTGGAGCCCAGTAAAAGTGAAGACACCATCAAGTATCACTATGGCAAGTTATACAAGGCATATGTGACTCGGTTCAACGACGGAGAAGGTGATGCTGACTTCAATGAAGCAGGAGCATTTTTACACGACTTGTACTTTACTCAGTTTCAAAAACCCACAGCATCAAATGAACCCAGTGGATCAGCTGGTGAGTTTATTACCAAACACTTTAAAGCATTTGACAAATTCAAAGAAGAATTTGAAAAAACAGCCATGAAGATACAGGGTAGTGGGTGGGCATACTTGGCACGTGATGGCTCTATCAAAACTATTAAAAATCACGAAATCAGGATGGATATCATAGTGTTGATTGATTGGTGGGAACATGCGTTTGCTTTAGATTATCAAGCAGACAAAAAATCATATCTCAGCAATCAGTGGAAAATAATGAATTGGAACGTTATCAGTGCTAGAGTTGGTCTAGTGTCTTGAGGCTACTGGCGGGCATACTCCACACATTCCTGCTTTCAACGCCTTTTAATTGAGCAAACTTCTTGGCATCACAGTGCTCACAAACATGATAGAAATTGTTTGATAATCTGTTTGGGTCCATGTTGCCCTTGTCTCTTGTAAAAATAGTATTACATGCATCACACTTTAAAACCACCACAGTTTTGTTTCTAACATAGGTGTGGTGTTTGCCGCGATTGCTGCTGCGAACATATTGTGTTTGACGAAATTCTGTACCAATGAACATCATGTATTTACATTAAGGTTATAAAAACCTTTGATAAATACTATATCAAGGAACACTATGCTTACTATTTCCAATTCTGCCAAACTAAAAATACTAGATCTTCTACTAGAAGAAAACAATCCAAACTTATCTTTACGTACATTTGTCCAAGGTGGCGGCTGTAGCGGATTCAGTTATGGATTCACATTTGACGAAATAGTCAACGAAGACGATTTTGAAGTCCCACTAACCAACGATGTTAAGGTATTAGTAGATGCAATGAGCATGCAGTATCTCACAGGCGCAGAAATAGATTACAAAGAAGATCTACAAGGCAGCACATTCAGTATAACAAATCCCAACGCAAAATCAACATGCGGTTGCGGTTCCAGCTTCGGAGTTTAATAAATGACACAACAAATTGTTAACGTAGGTGTGCAAGGCAACGACGGCACCGGCGACAGTATTCGCGAAAGTTTTACAAAAATCAACAGCAACTTTACTGAGATGTATGCTGTGTTTGGCCAAGGGGGCCAGATAACTTTTGGTAGTCTTGCAGATGCTCCAGGTACTCAATCGTTTGCCATAACAAACGTGGCCGCAGGTAATCCTAGTTTGGGTAGAGTTACACTAACATTTAGTAATCCAAACATATTATTGAGCCCGTTTACTGTGGGTCAGAATATCATTATCAACAATTGTGCGCCTGCTGGTTACAATGGTACTTTCTTAGTCACAGCTGCATCATCAACATCAGTCACAGTTGCCAATAACACCATTGGGGCTACTACATCTGTGGGAGCATTGTCCAGCACATCATACAGTGCCAACCAAATTATCATGGCCAATACCAGTGGAAGCGGATTAACTGCAAGAACACTGGTTGCTGGAACCAACATATTGTTTAATACCACAAACAACAGCCGTCTGGAAATTGCATCAACTGCTGGAAAATTAAGTGATGATGCTGCACCCACACTTGGCAACAACTTGAACGCTGCAAGTCGTACCATAGGTCGTCTTCGAGATCCCAGCGAGGCTGCGGTTGCTGAATTTAATGCATATTACGGTGCAGTAAACCCAAGTCTCACAACCACATTGGCACAACTGGCGGTGACTGTGGGCTATGCTAACGACCATTATCTAGCCATTGACAGCGTGACCGGGGGTGTTAGCGGAGCACTGAGAGTAAGAGACGAACCAACACTACCGCAATCCAGTGACCCAGACTATGATGCCACATTGCAAGGAAATTATGTTGCTACAGAGGCTATGCAACGTAAACACACTGTGAGGCGCAATGGCGACACCATGACTGGCTCTCTCACATTGAGCGATCATCCAGCGCCATTAGCAGGAGCAGGAGTTGTCAAAGACAGTACTGATTTACAAGCTGCAACGAAATATTATGTTGATAACAATACATATTATAGCGGTGTTAATTTACATGTAAGCGCAACCAAAGGCGATGATACACAATCAAATACACCAATTGGTCGAGAAGGTCGTGCTTGGCAATATGCTTATAAAACAGTTGGCGCTGCCGCGCTGGCCGCTGATAGTTTAATTAACTTGGCAAGTCTTGAACCCGGACCGTATAGACAAACAATTGCATACACTATTGGCCCAACACAATATAAAAGTGTTGTTAACAGTGTGACATTGATTGGCGGAAATAGTGGTATACAAGGCTATATGGACACCACTAACTTGTTTTTGGCAAACAAGGCCTTTATTCAAGCTGAGACTATTGCTTATTTGAATAAAAAGTATGTGGATCAATTTGAATTTGACCAAACACGCTGGGCAAGTTTTCTTACTGATATATTAACTGGTGTGGGCAACGACTTGGTGTTCACAAACGGTTCTGGCACACTAGCCAACTACAATTCAACAACACAAGCAAGTTTGCTGTTGAATGCCAACAATGTAGATGTTTCGTCAAATTATCGTCTACAATTACTGGACGCTGTTGAATATCTAAAAACCACAGTGCTGGATTTTGCATACAACATACCAAATACACAAACATATATCACCACTGTGATAGATGCACTGTGTTATGATATAGTGTTTCAATCAAACTATCAAAGTATTCAAGCAGCGTTGGCATTCAATTCAGCAGGCACTGGATTGAGTGTTGCAGAAATCACAGATGCATTAACTAACTTGGGATCAGTTATTATCAGCGATGCCAGTTGGAATAATGTTCTCACAGTTGCTCCTGTTGTGGTTACATTTATCACAGATACCATTGCTGTTATTAATGGAATAATTGAATCAGGAAGACTTCCTGTGCCAGAGTTTCCTGCACTGAGCACCACTACCGCAGGACAGCAGAGTGCTGAAAATTTATTAATTTCAAATATACCATTCATACAAACTGAACTAACAGCATATATCAAAGCAACATATCCTGGCATTG